TAGGACTCTAGGTAGCGCTTACCGAGGTGCTGCTACCGCGGTGGAAAATGCCGTTCAGGATCATCTGCAAAAGATTGGTCAGCCAGAACTTGCGGATAATTGGGACAATGCCAGACGCACAATCGCCAAGACTTACAGCGTGGAACAGGCGCTAGATGGCGCTGGTAATGTCGATGCTGGCAAGCTCGGCAAGCAATTGATCAAAGGTAAGCCGCTTTCTGGCAATCTCGAGGCTGCGGCCGACTTTGCCAATGCGTTCCCGAAGGCGGCTAAGGTTGGCGCGAGCAAGGAGAGCATGCCAGGAATATCGCCGCTTGATGTAGCTACCGGAGTAGGTGCTGGCCTGGGGGTTGGATCTCTATCCCACGGCGCTGGTCCTGCTTTGTTGAGCGGCGTGGCAATACCTGCTGCCAGAATAGGTACCAGGGCATTGGCAACCAGTAAATTAGGCCAGAAAATGGCCAGACCATCTGGTCCTGGAACTCCAGGATCTATTGCTACGCCTCTAGGTCAGCTATCTCTTGCAGGAGTACCGGCAATGGACGAACAAGGCAGGCAGCAGTGATTACGCTAAGTAGAACTTGTAGCGACGTTCTTTCGGTTCGTAGCGCATTCTTATGCGGTGCACGCTCAGAACTGTGTCTGCAAACCAAGATACAGAACGAAACAAAGCAGAAAATACATAAGCGATTATCACAAATCCAACCACTACAACTTCAATTGCGACGAGTACCCAGAATATCGGTTGCGCAAATGTGTAGAAAAACACCATGAGAGCCAACCAGATCAAAAAGCCCATGTATCTCTCCTTGTCCTATACCGTGCTTATAGCATATGACCGCTGAAGTCCTCGTACCGTGGTTGACTTCACAGTTCTTCTACGCCAACGGCCAACCTATGGCTGGGGCTCAGCTATTCAGCTATCAGGCAGGAACATCGACCCCGGTAGCCACATTTACCGATTCAACAGGCGGCACGCCAAATTCAAACCCCGTTATTGGTAACTCCAGGGGTGAGATGTCGGTCTGGATCACGAATAATGTGGCCTACAAATTCGTGCTTGAAGATCCGTCAGGTAACATAATTTGGACCCGAGATCAGGTTGTAGCAGCTCAGCTAATAAGCCTAAACGGTGGGGTCGATACCGGTAGCGCATCGCTTTATATCCTGAATTTCCTATCGCCTTTCACTACACTTGCGGCCTTTGCCGGCACGCCGATCTTCTTCACGCCAGCCAACTCTAACGCCGCGGCACCTAGCATTAACGTGAACGGCCTAGGTGTAGTTGGACTGTTCAATGCCAACGGTTCGCCATTGGGCGCGAATCAGATCATTGCTGGCCAGATCACTGAGATTGTCTACCAGAGCAATATAGGCGGCACTACGAACTCAGGCTTTGTGCTGATGATCGGTGGTTCATTGCAAGGCTCTGTGGTAGGAACATTCGGTCCTGAGACACCTATTGTCTCAGCCACAACCACTGATTTAGGCACAGTTCCAGCGCATAACGCGCTCGTTACTGGTACGACCACTATCACTGGATTTGGCTCATCGGCCTCTTTGCTAGCCCCTATCTACATAGTCAGGTTTGCCGCATCCCTCACATTGACCAATAGCGCCACTCTGACGCTTCCTGGCAATGCCAACATAGTTACCCAGCCTGGAGACTCGCTCCTGGCTGAGTACGGCGGTAGCGGCTCCTGGCGTGTCTTGGCGTACTTCTCCGCTTTAGGCTCGAACAACAACGCCAAAATAAAGCCTGGCGATACAGTTATCACTTCTAGCACTACGCTTACCCCTGATCCAGATTTGCAAAGCAATGCTCTGACCATAGGCAGATACAGCTACGAAGTGATGCTGATATTCGACTCAGTTGCGGCTGGTGCTGGATTTAAGTTCCAGAATGGTGGCTCAGCGGTTGATTCTCGCGGTATCTCTCCAGTCATAGAAACAGGCTGGGTGAATGGGGCTGCTGATGGCCCTAAGCAGAATACGTTCTATTCAGCGCCAATATCGTATACGACGGTTGGGACTGGTGCAGATAGCAACCAGACTGTCTACAAAGGCTCGCTCCTTGTGTCTACTCCAGGCACCTTTGGGATCGAATGGGCACAAGCAAGTTCTACCGCGTCAGCTACGACTTTGAGGGCTGGATCGTATCTAGTGATGAACTTGCTAAATACCGGAACAGCTAGTGGTGTCACGACACGTATATATCAAACTCCAGGTACATTCGTTGAGACCGTACCTACTGGTTTTAACACCCTAACTATTGAGGTTTTTGGAGCCTCTGGTGCTGGTGGCGCTCGAGCGGTAAGCGGTGGTGGGTTTAACGGTGGCGGCGGTGGGGCTTCAGGTCCGTACTCACGTACTACCGTCTCTGTTACCGGATTAGGCGGGGACACCTTAAACTTCACTGTTGGCTCCGCAGGCGTCGCTGGCGGGGCTGCAAGCACTTCGACTAGCGTTTCTAGTGGCACATTGACGATTGCCGCTATAACGGCGCCTGGCGGTCCTAATGGCGGTGATGCTACTTCCTCTGCCCCTGGTATCGGCGGTGTAGGTCCAACGCCAACTGGCGGAACCGTTGTCAATACGCCTGGCAATAGCGGCGGCACAGGCGGGAATGGCAGCAGTGGCAGCGGTGGCACCGGTGGCACTGGCGGATTCGGTATAGCTGGGATATTCGATGGTGGCAATAGTGGAGGGAAGGGTGGCGGAACCGCCGTGCCTGCGGCGAGCAATGGTGGCGTTGGAATCGTGGTTATGAGCTACTCATGACCGTAACTACTAAGCTGCAAATCCCCACGGCTGATAACACCAATATCAGAATCGATACCACATACTTTACGGCTGACAATTCGTGTCTAATCAATGGCGGTGGATTCTTTCAAATCTCGGTACAGCCTAAGTCTGTTTATCAGCAATTGAATCGCATTGAATCAGGGATATTGAGGTTCTGATGGCCACGCAACAAGTAGTGAATGTAGGAGCGCAAGCAAACGATGCTACAGGCGATCTGCTGCGCGATGCATTCACCAAGATCAACAATAACTTTGCGGTGTTCTTTGCGGGTAACTTTCCTACTGCGCAGATGACTGTAGGGCCACCGGTATCTGGAACTGCGTTGACCATAGTGGGACTTGCTGGGCAGAACAGCATTTCTACCACAGGCTTCGCGGTAACTACGGCTGGTTCAGTACTACTTGGTGCTCCGACTGGAGGCGCACAGGGACTAGGAACCATCAATGCCACAGGCGTATTCGTCAACGGCGTAGCTGTGGCGACAGGTGGCGTAAGTTCTTTCACATCCAATACCGGATTGAGCGCTAATATTGCCGCTACTGGTGCTGTAACAGTTACTAATACTGGCGTACTTTCTGTAACTACAAACACGGGTCTTAGCTCGAATGTCTCTGCAACCGGTGCTGTGACTGTCACTAATACTGGCGTTACCTCACTTGCGGGTACGGCAAATCAAATAGCCGCATCTACAAGCACTGGCGCTGTAACTTTGACGCTGCCACAGAATTTGATCATTCCTACGCCTGCAAGTGGTATAGCCATCCAGGTTACTGGCGCTACAAACAATACAGCTTTAACTGTTCAGGCTGGTACTGGGCAGGTTGGCATTGTAGTTACTGGCACTGCAGGCGCTTTTGCATCAGATATATTTCAAGTAACCACAGCGGGTAGTTCTTTTGGGCTTCAAGTAAGGGCTGGAACAAACGCGAGTGATTTGGCTCTACTTATATCCAATGCCTCAAATACTGCTACATTCCTTGAAATAAATGGCAATGGTAGCGGAAGTCTTGGGCCATCATCTTCTTTGGGATTCTCATGGCTTGCGGCAGGGAATATTGCAATTTCTGCACCCACTAGTGGCGATAATTTGCTGTTAACCAATGTGGCTGGCGGAAATGCACTTACCATTACTGGTAATTCAGCAGGAACTGCCGTGCTTCGCCTGAACACTCAGGCTACAACTGGTGCGCAATCAGTAATTCTGTCTATCACCAACAAGCCTGGCGCGTCTGCGCAAACTCAACCAGCCAAATGGCTTCCAATAAATCTGGATGGAACAACTTATTTGGTTCCGGCTTTCCTATGACGCTTACTAAAGAACAGCAAGACATGCTTTTGTTGATATTCAAAGGGATCAATATCCCTGGTGAGCACTTAGAGAAGTTCATGGAACTTAAAACCGCAATCAAGGATGCGAAGCTCGAATGAGTGTGGCGCTTCCTCCACCGCCAGTATTCCAAGGAATTGGATTTGGTGGACTACCATTGCCGGGTGGGCAGTTATTTACCTATATAGCAGGGACCTCTACCCCTCAAACTACCTATATTGATTCGACGCAGACGACACCAAATACCAACCCGGTAATTCTAAATGCCAATGGCCAGGCCAATGTATGGCTAAATTCTGCGTTAGCATATAAGTTTGTTCTTCAAGATCAATTCGGAAATCAGATATGGTCGGTTGACCAGATCAATGCGCCGGTACTCACCGCAGCAGTCATTGCGGCAATTCTTTTCCCTCAATCACCGGCAGAAATATCGGCCGGCATTACGCCAGCTAACTTTGTCCCACCAGTAATAATTTATGCGATTCGATATGGCTATCTTGCTAACAATGATCCGGCTGCGGCGGCAGGAAATGTAATTGCATTAAATCAAGCCATCTCTGTTGCTTCGCAAACTGTTGGAGGCGCAACCGGCGCAACCGTTGTTTTGCCTACCGGTATAGCCTATATAAATTCCTTCATAGCTGTTCCAAATAGAGTGACCATAATCGGTCAAAATGGCGGCGGTGGAACAATTGTCAAAGCCACCCCAGGCTTTACACTAGGTTCAGTGCCTTACATGTTTTATGCATCTAACGGAACCACTGCAATATTCGGTTCTATCTTGCAGGACATATTTATCGATTGCAGTAGCGTATCTGGCTTGGGTGGCGTGCAATCAGATGCTTGGCAAGAAAGTGACGGCATGATTCGGGTAACTATTTTAAATTTTACGACAATTGGATTTCACTATCAGCATGGATACGGAGGCGCATCGACTCTAGAACTATCACAAATGCAGCTATTCAGCGCATCTCCGGCCAGTGCCGGTATTAGAGTGGAAACAATAGGTTCTTCTGGTGCATTTGAATTGAATTTCAGGGATTCAGTCATTGCCGGAAACAGTGTTTATAACATGCCTCGCGGCATTGATATGGTCAATGATTCTGTTCTAGTTGAGAACTGTCATTTCGAGAATGTAGTTGATGCTATTCATCTTGATGGGCAAGGAAAAAGTACAATAATTACCGCAACAGGAGCTAGCCCTCCAGGAAACGTAACCAACTTAATACATTTGGTTTCAACCTTCACTGGTACTTTGAATGTGATCGGATGTCAGAGAAATGGTGCCTCACTATTGGTACTGAATGATGTTACTGGGGAGTCTCTAGGGTCACCTGAGGTAGCTAGTTACGTTTACCCTGATGTTTACTGCATAACAACCGCTAAAGCGGTTGCCAATTACAATGGATCAACAGCAACTTTGGCTGCCAATTCTTACAATATTTCCAGTGTTACAAAGAACTCTACAGGTGATTATAGTTTCCATCTTACGCGATCAACTCAAACTTTAAACTTAGCTCCTTTCATAAATTGTAATTTGGCAGCCTCACAAATTATCGTTAGCGTTGTTAATGTGGCAAATATACATGTGCAGATTGCTGTTGCCGGAACACCGACAGATGCTACTGCTATTTATTTCACACTGTTTGGTGTATGACATGACCGACCTATCCAGCGGCATTTCTAGACCTCCAGCAGGCAACCAGGAAGATTACGACGAACTCGCAGCAGCATTTGACAGACGCTGGGCTAGATCATCACAGGGCATGGGGAGCAATAACACGTTCAACGGTTCAAGCAAGTATATCAATGCCATGCTCACGCTTCTTTCAGGACTGATGCTAACGGGTATAGTCGGAGGGATAGCGATGTATGGACACGTATCGGCACTATCAGAGAAGGTCGATGCCACGAACGCGAAGGTTGATCTTATAATCGCTGGGCGTATCAAGTGAGCGATCAGCATAATCACGATGATTCGGTGAACCTTAGGGAGGATTATTCTTGAGTGCAATCGATCTAGCTAAGCAGTTCGAGGGGTGTCGCTTGACGGCATATCAGGACATAGCTGGCGTATGGACTATCGGTTTCGGTCACGTGGGCAAGGACGTGTACGAAGGACTGGTATGGACTCAAGCGCAGGCAGATGATGCGCTACTGCATGATGTTAATGCCGCTCGCGCGCTACTTGAGATGTACAGCCCTAACCTAGCCAATGGCACATTGGACGCGCTGACGGACTTCGTATTCAATCTAGGCATTGGAAACTATCGAACCTCTACCCTGTGCAAATGCGTCAACGCACAGGATTGGACTGGCGCTAAGGCGCAGCTTCTGACGTGGGATCACAGTAACGGCGTAGTGATTCCAGGATTGTTAAGGCGCAGGGAGGCTGAAGCCGCACTCATCTGGTAAGGAGACTTGCATGGATTTCTCGTGGTTAATTTGGTTTCTAGTATTCGTTGTCGTGGCATCGATAGCCTTCTGGATCATCAGGGCTCTGATCATGCCGGTTGTCCCAGCAGGTGCTCAGCCTGTAGTTTGGGCAATCATTGGCATTGCTCTATTGATAGCATTGCTGGTATTCATCGGTGGTAACACTGGATTCTGGCATTCTCATGGCGTGACAGTTAGATGACAGGGACAGACGTAGCTGTGGTCATTACCTCCCTATCTACGCTGATAGGCGTGCTGGGAGGTATTCTCGTGCAGCTACGCGGACAGAATGAAGCTCGAACTGAACGAGCTGCGTTGAGCGGTAAAATGGAGCAGGTAAAGACCGCTACGGATGGGTTATCGGAACGGTTGAGTAGCGCCAAGTTTGCTCAAGGAACCGCTGAAGGAACAGCAGTAGGTTTGGCTCAAGGCCGTGCTGAGAATGGCAAGTGAATAAGCCAAAGATACTCGACTGGTCAGAATCGTTTGATGCAATGCGCATCGTTCCTAGGATTGTGCTGTTCAGCTATTTGATCTGGGCGGCTCTCACCATTGAGAGGCTGTTTAGCTGGTATATGGGTCTACCAATTGCAGCTCAAACAGTGCAAGCCTCGGGATTTTCTTTAGGTGCTTGCGCTGTAGTTACCGGTATGTCGGGTGTAATATACCGGATATACGCTAACAGTGGTCGTTCCTGGGATAACCAAGCGAGCTTACGCACATCTTCTACAACTACGGAGCAGACAATCAAATGATTTTCGACGTACTCAGTTTTGCGATTGGTGTATTTGTCGGCGGTGCTGCCGTGGCGGCATCGGCAAAACTTCTTGGTTGGTTCAATAAGCAGGAAGCATCGGTAGCCAAAAAGATCCCGTGAGCACTGAGATCAAACTTGGAATTATTGCTGTCATCGTCATAGCGTTAGCGCTTGGCGGATATTTAGGCTATCGATCAGCTTACGATTCAGGCCTTACTGCTGGAAAGGCTGAGATACAGGCTGCTTGGGATACCGACAAAGCCAAGATACAAGCAGTTACCGATGCTGCCATTGCACAAGCGACCAAGGACAAAGAGGACGCCATTGCGGCGAATGAGGCGATTCAAAATGATTACCAAACCCAGCTATCTGCCGCACGCACTCTGTCTGACGCTCTTGCTCAGCGCTTGCGCAGCTACACCGCCAGTCATCCAGCCAATAGCGGTGCCGTGTCAAAAGCCGGTAGTGGATCAGAACCTGCTGCAACCAGCTCGCAGGCAGGCGATGTCATCCTTACAAACGCTCTTGGCGCAGCCCTTGCCGAGTGCAGCGCCAACACCGCACAACTAGACGCACTGATTGTAGAGATTAAGCGACAGCTTTAGAGTGTTTGTCCTACACGAATAATGTTAAATATAGCGCTTACTCTGCCATGATCAATTCCATCCTTTAAGGAGAATTTCATGAGCAATGAAAACCCGACCCGTAACCCGAAGAACCCAGATCCGGTCCCTGGTCGCAGCCCCAATGATCCGAACCGAACGCCGGTAGATCCGAACAATCCGAATCATTACCCGAATCAAACTCCTAGGGTTTGATCGCTAAATTTGGAGAATGTGATGACCAGTGTTAATCCCAGAAATCCAATGCAGCCTAACTCCCCGGACCGTAACCCGAACGACCCGGAGCGTAATCCAATTGCCCCCAATGATCCTGCTTACGTTCCACCTCCTGGGGACCCTAGGGGTGATAAGGGCAAGCGTTAATTTTTAACCAATTAAAGGAACTTCCATGTCAGTTATTTCAATTCAAGTTACTTTCGCTGGCCCGGCAATCCCGGCTGGCGTCACCCGCGCCTCGACTACTGTTGCGGTTACGGACTCTTCCGGTGCTGCGCAGTCCTTCACTCTGACCGGGACTGAATCACCGGTTGGCTTTATTCCTTCAGTCACTGTTGCTGCAGGTACCGGCTCGATTGTGCTGACCGATACGGATACTAACGGGGCTCCTATCGGTACGCCGACCACAGTGCCGTTTACGACTGGTTCACAGACCGGATCGGCTCTGCAATCGAGTGGCGTTGTTGTTGTAACAATCACTCCGTAATGTCCGAGTATCGAATAGAGGAAACCCTGGAACGTGTCGAACACGTTCTCAGGGCTATCCTGCATGTCCTTGAGAGGCAAGAGCACGTGCTTAGAAAGATTGAGCGAGAACTTGAGCCTAAAGTGCTACAGTCCTCGAACGCGGTAGTAACCACAATCAAGGGATAAGTATGACGACAACGGTATCTGGAACTCTAACCATAGATGGCGCGGCGGTTCCATTTGTAGGTACGTTGTCTAAGGATGCCCCTCAAGGTATCCAGGGCATACCGGGAGTTAGCCCTACGGCTGCCGCTGTAGCCTCCGCATTAGCCGCTACGCCGTCTTTTGTTGCAGCTGTGGCCGCTCTAGTGGGTACACCAGTTGTAACCCCTCCCATAACCCCTCCTGTGACGCCACCGGTAGGGACTGGGCCTGCTCCGACAAACTTGAGTGCGATTGCATGGCCTTACACCATCCTGCTGTCATTCAGCGAGGCGGTTGCACCTTCGGGAAAGACGATTGTGAGCTATTCAGGATCTGGGGTTAACTCGGCTTGGCTTAACGGTAAGTCTGTGAAATCTCCTTTGATGATCCAGGGCGGAAATCCTGGCATTCTTCCAAACTCCTACACCATCGTTGCGAACTATTCGGACGGAACCTCAAGCGCACCGTCTGCTGCTGTTGCGGCTCCTGCGACACTTGCGGGTCAGGTCAATTCCCTGTCGCCAAACGTCTATAAGAACGGTGTCTATTACTGGGATGGGGATTTCAACTTCGGCGGCTTTATGAGCTACGCCGATCAAAGCCTAGCTCCAACTGCGGCATTCGATGCGATGTACGTCTGCCTGGCTGGTCAGGGTGGGTGGCTCACCTATGCACCTAACGGCACTTACGATGTCACACCGTACAAGTTCATCAACTTGATGTTGAAACCCACCACTGCCGGTATGGCGTGGGATTTGACCTTCTATCAGGTTGGCGATATCTCAGTCGGCAATGTCGGGACTGTAGGCATCATGGACGCATCTGGACGTTATGGTGCTGCCCCTCAGGTTGGAGTTTGGGGTAGCTACAAGATCCCCCTTGCGGATCTTGGCATCGGACCTGGGCTGATCACGAACGTCTATAAGTTCAACCTACGAGCCCATGTACCGGTTGCTGCAGGTGCCCACTGGGGAGTTCAGGAAGTGTTCTTCAGCGCGACTTAGCACCGGCATCAGAAGCGAAGCTATTCGGACGGCCTTCCGAACAAGGTCCGCAAACATTCTCGGCGCGCACAAACCCATGTGGACATTTGGTATCCAGTAGCTCTGTTAATCCGCACGTGCAAATATCTTGACCATCGAATAGATCGCACCATGCTTTGTGCTTATCCGTCATACAAATAACCTCGTTTGGGCCTGCGCGGCTTTGATCCGGTCGCAGGCGATATCAAAATATTTAGACTCGATTTCGACGCCAATGAACCTGTGACCGCTATTTAGCGCTGCGACGCCCGTAGTCCCACTGCCCATGTACGGATCAAGCACAGTCGCGGCGGCCGGCACCTTTGCCTTCTGAATGCACCATTCCATCAGCGCTACGGGTTTCTGGGATGGGTGAATGCCAACCGGCATGGAAGGATTGCCGCCAGCATCTGAGGTTCGCACAGGCGGCGGAAATGATTTCTTGAACACGTAAACTCCATGGCCTCCCTTCATCCATGCGACCTCAGCATCTGATAGGAACGTGCCAAAAAGGTGGTCATGCTTTTTTACCCAAACCAGGGTAGTTCCCAGCGGCAGACGCGCCGAGTAGTGATTTGAGCCGAACATGATGACGTGCTTGTATCCAAGCCATGGAGAGGGATCGAATGGTGAATCGTCTCCCGATATCTGCCCGTAGTCGTCACGCCCTTCGCCTCTGTACCGATTAGTCGGAACTGCGCCACCCGAGAACCGTGTCGTGTCCGTATTCCAATCCATCCCGTATGGAGGATCGGTGACTACTGCGTCGGCAACCAGATCAGGCAGGATGCTCATGCAGTCCGCTTGGTACAGCGTAGCGTTGCCTATGCTCTCAATCCGCACGCTTCTGCTACGTTGCGGTTTGCGCATCGTGACCTTTCTCACAATTTCTCACAGGAGACGGAATAAAGTACTTATCTGTGACTTTCAGAAATCGGCGCTCCGCAGCAATAAGCCATGACCTGTCACCCTGAACGGGTGCCTCAATTAATCGCCTGGCCTCTGCAAGATGAGAGAACAGAGTTTCCATTAGTATTTCACTCGGCATCAGGCTCTCCGTTTGCAATTGACCGCATATCGTCCTCGAACATCTGCTGAGGCGTTTTGAATGGGCCTACCGACTCATTTAGGCATTGGCGACCATCCCGGATGCAATCCCCCAATGTCGGGGCGGTGCATTTTGGTGAACACGGTAGCTCGTTAGGAGAAGCCAAAAGTATCCAACTCACTGCTCCACTCCGGTGTCAGGAGTACGCAAATGCGCGCCGCACCAAGGGCAGTACTCGAACGGCACGCCGGTGTAACCTTTATTTGTGCCGGGGTTCCTGGCGGCAGCCAGAAGGTGAGCGCTGTTCACCTTGTCAATGTTCTCGCGCCAGACCATGCAAGTGCAGTTCATTTGCCCGCTTCTCCGCTGGCAGGAGAGCATGTCGGACAGCCGTGCTTATAGTCCCAGTCTCCGCAGGTAGGGCACTCCGACTGAGATTTTACGACGTGTAGAGATGCGCGAGCACTCCAAGCGGCCAGCATCATGGGGCGAAGATAGAATGGTATTTGCGGGACGCTTAGAAACGAATCCCTTTCCCATTTGGTGTACCACACATCGAACAGTGCTTCTTCGTCCGTCACGCGACCTCTCCGGCTGGCAGAGCAAACAATCCCTGCCAAGTTTTCCACGCCTTAGCGACTGCGCCGGTTCCCGGATACAGGTCAATCAGATCATCTTCCGGCCTAGCGCCCACCATCTCAAACGCCCAATGGCATACCTTCTCCGGCTTCGCTCCTGTCAGTCCTTTGCGCAGCGTGATCGATTCTTGAATCCAATCACGATTGACAAGGCGCTTGCTTACGACGGGTTTTCGCGCAGCCTTGACGATGACCGGCTCCCACGCGTAAGCCACAGAAACGTTCTTCTTGAACGCGGCGAACCCTTTTACCCAGGACATCCAACGCGCCCCTGTAGCCTCCACAAGCGGCGCCAGGATGGCCAGCGAGCGCGGCGTCGCAGCTGCGTGCAATACCCAGCCGTCGTATTCGGATTGCAGCCGCTCAATCAATTCGGCGTGATCAACCTCGCCCGCGTAATCGGCATGTTCAGAGTACAGATGCGCACAGCCGATATATGGCGGGTCGGCATAGCCGATACGTCTAACCATTCACTTCTCCATCGGACTGTGATGCTGGATCGTCAATCGGGAACCCGCATATGGGACACGCTAACGATCGCAGCGTGCTTCCACAGTTGTGGCATGGCCTTGAGGCTCGGTCAGAATCGTCATAAATTAGCCCGTCAGTCAATTGATCAACCTTTGTAATTGGCATTCCTCCTGACATGCTCACAGTCCGAAGGGCCGCATCTAACGTTGGCGCTGCTACATAGGCTACCTGCTTGGCATCTTCGTTTAGATACCCGTCAGCCTCCATTCTGAAAAGCCTCATTTGCCACCTTAGGTTCGCTGGGAGTTGATCTTGGCATCTGCGGTCTGACGCAAGTGCAATCGTGCGCCGCTCTACAAACGACTTTTCCTGCTCCATTGTCAAAGTGATAAATCCTCTTGTGACCGCACCACGAGCAGGGAGAGTCCAATAGATCGAGAAGAAGACTCATGTTTCCTCCATCAGCTTTTCCTGCTGGCGATCCCATCGCTTTTCAGCGCAGTTCTCGCAAAAGCACTCGCCGGTTGGCCTGCCCCATGGGTCATGCTGGATAGCGTGAACCCAATCAGTTGGCTGTTCGCAATCGTCGCAGATCATTTGCCACCTACGCGGCTTCGCCTTTGGATTGGCAGGAGAACCGCGACCGCCGCCAGTTAAATACCACCATTCAGGCAGGTACTTGCAGGGCACGACTTTGCCGCTCTCAGGGTCGCGGCGTAGCGTGTAGCCTTTGTGATATAGCCACGTGGAGAACTCCAATTCGGTCATGTAAATGGCCGTCCAGCCAGCCCACAACGTAAACCAAAAGCCCGCTTTTCTCACTTCTGTTCTCCTGCGGATGTACGTGCGGATGCTGGATAGAAGCCGGTCATCTCCACTATGACTTTGCCGCTCTTGCGGATCGGCATGGCAAGCTGACGTTTGAATTTCGCGGGCGCACCGATTTGCCGTTTGGCGGGATCGTAGACCACCCAAAACCGGATCTTGCGAAAGGGACTCCATTTAGCCATTCGACTCTCCTGCGTCACTCGCTTGTGTCTCAATGGGACGCCACTTCGTATAAATATCTGGACGATTGCAAACCCACTTCTTTGTGACTCTGCACCACTTCTGCGCAGTTACAGACCACGCCATAACGTTGCCGCCTTTTGCCGGGAACGCTATGCTGGAATCGTACTCATTGGCGTCGGCTTTCATTTTCGGTTCTCAGTAGTCATGTGCATCCATAGCTGCAAAAGAACACCCCTTGCGGTATTCGGTCGATGGTCACGACCTTTCCGCATTTGCAGCACGTCGCATCGTATTGAAATTTTGGCTTCTCGGGCTCCCCTGGCGTTTCCGAAGTAGTGCTCAACACCTCAATAGCGGCGTCCAATGCATAGCAAGGTCTCTCCCACGCTTCGTATCCCTGAATGTCTTTAACCAACAGGTCAAGCGCCGCCTCAAGATCGCGCACCTTGCCCTGCGCTTTTGTGAGCGCATCTAGGCGTACCTCGGCAGTAGCCTCAATCGAAGCGATACGGGCGAGATGATCCTCGATCACCACGCAATGAGCGGCGCATGTATGGCAGACATCGCTGCCTCCAACGGCCTTCTGATGGAACTGATTAGTTGCCGTCAGAGACGCTAAGGACGCCTTGCCGCAGCACGCCATTGGCCCAGCAAGTCCGTGTTCAATGCACGCCCATAAGCTCATGACTCAGTTCCTCTTTGCGCAGTGGAGCCGTCAAGCAGAGCCAGAGCCTCTCGCAGAGACTCGCGCTTCTGTTTGTAGCCGCAGTTACATTCGATATGCTGGCCTAGACGGCCTTTGCAGCTATGGTGGTGGAAATCGCAAAACTCGGCGAACTCTGTCAGGGCCTCTACTTTGGCCTGCATCCGGAGATATTCTGTCCAGCCCTGTACTTTTCGGTCTTTGAGAACCTCAGCAAGCTCCCGCGAGATACCATCGAATGCTGTCTTCGGCACATAGCTAACGCCATTCCATTGCATAACTTCAGGGTCCATTGTCGTTCCTTTCGAGTCCGATCTCATGCGTTTCGCTCCGGCATTTCAGACGGCGTGTAGAACTCCTGGATGGCGGCCCGAACCTTGGCAACGGTCTGCCGCTGCGACATCGCTATTTACCAGCACCACGACCGATCCGTCTGCCTGGCGCTCATAGGTCGGCATCCAGTCGCGATACTTCCCAGAAGCAATGAGCGCTGTAGCGTCATCGCCGTTAAGGCATTGGGTGCGGGGCTTATCCATTGATCACCTTGTCTATATTAGCCAGCAATTCGCGTTCATTTCCGTAAGTCTTGACGAAAAATGCTTTACTCGTTTCCATTGATGGACCGTACACAAAACCCATCTCCGTCTTACTGTACCCAATTTTAGGTTCTGCTCTGTGATGCCATCCACATAATGGCAACGTTGCCTGGTGGCCTCCTGAATGCTTCCTATAGCCCATATCTACCAAGTGGTGAGCCTCAGTACGGTTAGGTTGCTCACATCCCTCTTGAACGCATGCCATGCAAGGCAGACGATGGATGATTTCCAGGCGCTTCTTGTCATCCTTGGTCACGACTTCCTCTGACTAGCGTTTAATGAACGCCACACATCAATCACAATCTCAGCACGGCTACGCTTCGCCTTCAGACCTTCCAGATACAGCACGGCCTCAACTAAGTATTTGTCAGCCTCATCGACCTCAGGATTTATCTCAGCTTTGGCCTTGCGAACCTCTACAGACCCTTCAGTCTCCACGAATACTCGAGCCCGCACGCGCTTGCACAGAATCTCGCACCTAAGCTTCGCCGCAATGTAGTCGGCGTAAGCCTGGTCGGTTTCTGCAAGGTACTCCATGGCTCGCTCCATGCGCTCGACTGTGATCGGATCGCTCAAAACCGCTTACCTCGGCTCGGATCGCTAGCCGCATCTTCCTTCTCAAGGCGCTTAGCAAGTGAGACTAAACTTTTCCAACTGTTCCTCTTAGCCGCCGGCAAAGCATCCCCAACCGCTATGTACAAATCCTCGTCAGGGTTCAATACCTTTTCGTGATAGTCCAGAACTATTGCGGCCCGCTTGTGATCCTCATGGTCCCCGACGATATCCTGGCTCATCAGATCGAGCATGCGCTTAACCGTGGACTGTACCTTCTCGGCAGACACGTCCTTACCCAAATCCCCTTGAGGCCTATGCGCACCAGAGTGAATAGGACGCCCGCTGGCGGCATTACCATCATCATCATCAATCTGAGCCACTCCCACCACCGCGCAAAGGGCGTAGCGGCGAGCGTAGGTGATTGCAGAGCCCATCGCTTGGGATGTGTCATCCTTGGACTTCAAAACTAGCCTGGATGACATCCACTGACCGGACGAGTGAGTCAGGACGGTAAGCAAAAAGCTATCCGCGCCATCCGTCTCGGGAAACTGGGATACCGCTAAACCATTCTTGCTCAATGCTGAGCGGCACGCATCCCAGCAGCTCGCCAGGTCCGAGTACTTGCTTTTGAAGAACGGGTTGGCTGAGTCCTTGAGCGCCCCAGTTATCTCCCCCTGTGCCTTCGATAATGCTGTCGAAAGATCCGCTATTGATTCGCTCATTTGCATCGCAACACTCCCGCTTCCAACGTTCGTCCTGTTCCTGCTGGTACCACCAACAATCTATTTCGTTCGGTTCTTCCATTGCGATTCACACTCCTCAGTAGGGTATTTGCAATCGGCCATGAACTGATGCTTTGCCTTAATAGCCTTGTCAAGACTGGTAACGGTCAACCATGACAGCGATCCGATGATTGCCAGAACAATTATCAGCTCAATTAGTGTGAAGCCTTTCATCGGGGGTTTTTCCATTCATACGGCATGTTCGATACCCTGAGTCCGGCATCCATAACCTGCGCCTTTCTGCCGGCGGCTTTACGCTGTCGGGCTCGCAAGATTTCATCCTTGCTCATTCTTGAGGCCATTGGTTTGCGTCGTCGCGCCCATCCCTGATATCGGTCGATGGCTGAGTTAACAGCAAAGTAAAAGCACACCCCCAGGACAATGGCTGCAGTTATTCCTATTAGTACGTAAAGCACGATAAAAGCCCATGAAAACTTGGTCATTAGGTCAATCATGTTTTCTCCGATATGCGTTTGAGCATCTTTTCCGCCAGTTCCTCTAAGGTATTCACAGGTATCACCGTGATCAGTTCTGGGATG